GATTACTGGCAATACAAAAGTGTCTGCCGTTATGAAGAAACTCAAGGCCGACAGAGAGGCTTATATTGCCAGCCTCGAAAAACAGGTAACACAGGAGGAGGTCAACAATATCGTCATGGAGGCTCGTATAGCCAACATGAACTCCATTCTCACAAAGGAGCAGCAGTTGAAACTCTCCAACCTCGGACTTACTGCCGACAGCGAAAAACGTCTCATTGTCGGCACGTCTCTCTTAACGCAGGAGCAGTTGGAGAGTATGCGCATGATGGAGTTGACCAACAACACAGAGCGTTATGCTCAAAAACTGGAACGCCTCATTGCGCAGAAGGAAAAGCAGCGTATTAAGAACGGACAGGAGATTGGTCAGAACGAAATCTTGCTTGGTCAGACGAAGGCTCGTGAGGCCAAACTGAAAGAGTTTATTGCAACACAGGATGCTCACATTGTGCAGATAGAGAATGACATAGCACAAAAAGAGCGTGAGATAAATACCGAACATCGCCGTGCCGCAGCCTACAAGGGTACAGGAAACAGGCAGAAAGAATTGCAGGCCAATGCAGCCGCTCGTCGTCTCGCCGATGAAAAGCAGAGACTACAGACAGAGAAGGATATTGTGTCGGAGAAGAAAAAGAGAGCCGAACTTGCATTGCTGTTTAATCAGGAGCGTCAGAACGTCCTCGAAGAGAAGATACAGACGCTTATGAGTAAACTGGCCACAGCACAGAACGATAGAGAAACCGCATCCATCAAACGTAAAATTCTCGCCATTAAGAAACTTCAAGCGGCACTTGTCGGCCTTCGTGCGCTGGCTGGTGGATTGCTGTTTACTGGCGTGATAATGGGTGCATCCTACCTTATCGAAAAACTGACAGAGAGCAGCCGTGCGGCAAAGCGTTTGAGAGAAGAATTGGATGAGATAGAATCGAAGAGTGACACCGATGCACTCCGAATGATTCAGTCGTACAAGAAACTATCTACTGCCGCCACCGACACAACAAAGACATTCGACGAACAAAAGGACGCTCTCGCCTCGCTACACAGGGAATTTGACGACATTCTCCCTGCAAGGCTTCTTGATATTGAATACATCAGACAGCACGCGGACGCAGCGAAAGAGGCTACAAATGCCATTTGGGAGTATGCTCGTGCGCAGCAGAGGTCGAAGAAAATAGAGGCTGTCATAAACACAAAGGGCGCGTCGTTATCTGAAACAAGCGAAAATCTCGCTTCTGAAATAGCAAAAGAACTTAACGATGCAAAGAAACTCGGCTTAAAAAAGGGTGATATTCTTCCATTCATCGACGAAATAAACCAACAGATTATTGATGGTATTCTTCCTGCCGATAGTTTCCGCGATGAACTTGTTAAAAAACTAAAAGAGGCGTTTGATTTGAAGGACAAAGACATTCTCCTGTTTGAGGATGATGTGTTTGCTTTCACCAAACCAAACAAGATAAACGAGGTTGTTTATGGCGTAGAAAAGGTAAAGGATGCTGTAGTCGATTTCAAGTCGTCCGTCGAGGATATTACAAACGATGTTTCTACATTCTTTGACAAAGGTGTAGAGAAAGCATCAGAGAATAGCAAGCAGCGCATGAGTGAGTGGTCAGCCGCTTTCTCCAACCTCGGCTCGGATGTAAAGACCGTTTCGGAAAAGGCGAAAAAGGACATCGAAAACGCCTTCTCTCTCTCATTGTCACCGCAGCAGATGTTACCGACAATGGAAGATTTCCTTGCTGGTGTTGATGTGAACGAAATCACAAAGAAATGGGAGGCTATGATACCCCCCGAAATGCGCCTTGGTAACTTCCAAATAGATTGGGATAGGATGCTCAATGAGGCTGGATATAGAGACCAAATTGAGCGCATGATGCAGAAGGCCAATATACTCAAGCAGATATACGACCTTATGCGCCAGTCCGCGAGAACTGCCAACCAAGCACAGAAGGATGCTATCGAAAATGAGATAGAGCGTCTGCGTCAGCAGTTCTCCGAACTTGATATGTCTAACTTGCAGATTGGTGTCAAGAATATTATCAACCAATGGCAGAATAGCCACAAGCAAGCCCAGCAGTCGCTCCAAATGACCGCAAAGGACTTTGATGATTTCCTCGTGAGAACTGGAGAAAGCACCAAAGACTACATCAAGAGAATATCGACCGAATACGACAATTTGAGCATCAAGATAAAGAACACAAAGAACGACAAATATCTTGGTGACAACAAATTCGATAAAGGCCAGTTGACTTCTGCCGAGGCTTTGCTTGCGCTCTTGAAGAGCATAATCGAAGCCTACGCTGATGCCGACAATAAAACGAAGAGCAGCGGCACAAAACGTACAGAAAACCTTAACTCGCAAATCAGCCTTATAAAAGAACTGAACAGCGAATACAACAAACTCCTCAAGAACTACGATGCCAAGACTGCAAAGATGAAGATTATATCCTCCTACACGGATGCCGTGGCCGCTTCATTCAAGGATATAAACAAGAAATACAAAACCAATTTCAGTATAGCCGACATCGACTTTACTTCGGAAGAGGGCATGGCTGAATCTTTGAAAAAATTGAGTGAGGTTGCAGCAAAGATGGGCGACGACGCAAAGGCCGCTCTCGAAAAGGCTATCTCTCCGTTTGTCGCCGAGGTTGAGGTAAGACCTATTGTTAAGGATAGAGAGACCTTCAAAAAGACGATGGATGATGTTATCGACGACTATAACAAAACTCTCGAAGCAAGCAACCTTGGTATCTCCACTAATTTGGCCGAGCGTCTGTTTGGTATAGGTGGAACTGGCCTTCAAGACTTGCGCTTTGCGCTTGAGAACTACGCCAACGAATACTTGAGGAACGCCGACGGCTCATTCAAAGGCGAGGAGGGTCAGAAGGAATACGAAAAGTGGCTTGAGAAGATAAACGACATGGAGGATAAGGCCGTACAGGAGAGGATGAAAAAGTACGTCAAGTACCTCAACCAGTCCTACACGGAGGTCGCCGCCGCTCGTGCTAAACTCATGCAGCAATTCCTCGAAATCGACAGCCTCGACGTTGAGGATAGCGTTAAAAAGCAGATGAAAGAGGGTGCGAAACGTGAGAGTGATGAGGCTGTTGGTAAAGCCATGTGGAATGAGTTTAAGGACAGCGGAATGTATGTCGAACTATTCAACAACCTCGAAAATGCTTCCAACCAAGCCATAGATGCCATGATAGAGCGTCTGAAAGGTTTGGGCGACCAAATGAAGAATCTTGACCCATCACAACTCAAGGCCATCTACGAGCAGATTGAGAAATTGGAGAAGGTTAAGATGGAGCGCGGGTCTCTCGGTGCGCTGTTCGACTACGCTTCACAGGCTCGTGAAATGCGTGGACGTGGCCGCACGGAGGATGTCGTTGATACCGAACTTGCAGCCGCTCGTGAGCGTGAATTGCAGATACAGCAGCAGATTACAGACAATCAACTACTCGCAAAGGCCGCACAGACTGGCCAGTTGAATGTCCTCGCAGAACAACTCGGAATACAGAATGAGGTTGCCGCCATCGTTGAAAAGTACGGTGGTGACAGCAATCTCATCGCCCAATATTATACTGACCAAGCAAACGCCCAGCAGAAGAGTTTGCAGGAAACCAAACTACAGGTCAACGAATTGCAGAAAGAGAAAGGCGTGTTTAATAATCTACGCAAGTCCTCGAAGCAGTTTGCATCTGACTGGAAGAGCGTTTCCAATACTATGAAGAGTTCGTGGAACGAGGCGTTTGATGTGTTCGAGGCTGTCGGTGGTGAGTTGAATAACGAGCGGAAGGCTTACAAGGAAGTTGGCAATGCCATTCTCGACGTGATAGCGATTATTCCTACCTACGTTGCTGGAATGACTGCCGCTGGCGTGGCTATCAATAGTGCTATGGGTATCATCGGCCTTATCGCAGAGGCAATATCCCTTACGATGGGTCTCATCAAGGCTCTCGCTGGCATGAACGACGCAAAGCAGCAGGACAAGATAGACGACCTGTCGAAGAAAGTTCGCCAACTGGAGCAGGACTTTGAGGACTTGGAGGAGGCTATGGAACACGCCATGAACTCCACCGATTACCTCAAGAGTTACGAGGATGCCTTGGATAACATCGACGAGCGCATCCAAAAGACCCGCGAAATGGCCGATGCCGAGCGTGCGAAAAAGGACACCGACGAGGAGAAACTACAGGAGTATGCCGATAACGTCCGCGACCTCGAAAAGGAGCGTGAGGAGTTGAAGCAGAAACTTATTGAAGATTGGGGAGGCTTGGGACGTGACAACTGGCGCAGCATGGCCGAGGACTTTGTGTCGGCGTGGATGGACGCTTTCGAGGAAACAGGTGACGGCTTGGAGGGTCTTGAAAAGAAATTCGACGAGTGGCTGAAAAACTGGTTTCAGAAACAGGCTACGATGAAGGTTGCTTCGGCTATGCTTGAGCCTCTTTTCACCATGATAGATGAAATGACTGACAAAGACCACGGCCTTGGTCTCGACACCAACGAAATGGAGCAGATACGGCAGAAAGCAGCCGAGATATTCCCGCAGTTGAATGAGAGTTTGAAGGAAATGTGGGAGGCTTTCGATATGGGCGGCGGTGCTGTCGATAGTCTGACTGGCCTACAGCAGGGCATTGAGGGTATCACCGAGGCCACGGCAGAGGTTATCGAAGGCTACCTTAACAGCATCCGTTACTTTGTCGCCGAGGACAATGCCATTCTGATACAGATTCGCGACAGCATAGTAGGGGGTGTGGCTGGTAGTGGAATTGCCGACAACGTGGCTTCCATGCGTAACCTCTTGGAGCAGATAAACAACAAACTTCCCGATATGACACCGTTTGCCAATCAGGGTGGTGTTATGGGCTTGAATGTGAGGATAGTAGAATAATAAAAATAAAATTTGTCTGTAATATCAAAAAAGTTTTGTATCTTTGCAGTCGAATAAATAGATTAAAAAACGTATTAAAACAACAGAGAAATGGCACTTAAAGTATTGGACGTTAGCAGTATGCGCGTGCTTATGAGCATCAAGCGTCTGCTTATCACCCCTTACATTTCGGAGGAGGTCGTCGGTTTCGACCAGTACGACTTGCGCCCCATTCTCGGAGATTCGACGAACATCGAGCAGCAGGACAACGAGGTCAACACGAAAGAGCATGAGTTCTCGGTTTCTCCTCTCTTGGAGAACGTGACGCTCGGACGCTTTGACTTCAACGCCGTGTGTATCGACTTTCAGAATCCGATACTGGCCGAAATGTTTAATTGGGACATCGACGAACTGACAGGCTCGGCTTTCGCTCCCGCGCAGTATGTCGAGCGTTGGGCTGCTATCCAGATTGATTTCAGAGACCCCAGCGTTCCGTCGATAGTCATTCCGAAACTCAAAATCAACGCAAAGGCTGTCATAGGCACGCTGAAAACAGGCTCGGCAGAGGGCAATATCGGCGGCACGGCCTACGAGCAGTCGTTCTCGGTGTTCAAGAATGGTGTAGAGACCATCGGCACAGCACCGATGTTCCTCTTCCCGCCCGACGCGGACGCTTACAACATCCGCTCCGACTACGGCTACCTCCTGTGGGACGACGGCGAGAGCGGTGCGTTGTGGGATAACGGCGACAGAATTATCAACTAAAAAACAGCATTGATATGGCACAAGTAATTGAATTTACCAAAAACGT